ATCAGCCCGCCGCCGCAACTGCTCCAGCGTCTCCACGTTCGGCTTGGGCGGCAGCGTGGCCTGGACGACCCGCCCTTGTGCCGCTTGCCCCCACTGGCCGAACGCCAGCGTATAGACCAGCACCAGCAGCGCCGCGATCCCTGCCGCGCCGGTCAGGAACTTCCCCGCCCACTTATTGCGTGGGTCTGGATGGCGGTCCACGACAACGGCCCGATCCTCAGCCGCTGGTGTCTCGCTCATTTCACGCCTTCTTCCGCGAACTCGAGCCGCGACTGCCCTAGCGCCAGATAGCCCTTGCTCATAACCTTCTGCACGATGTACGTGCCGTTCTTGACCTGAAAGTTGACCAGCGCCGGCTTCCCATCCACAACCTCGTACAGCGCTGGCTTCTCACGCCCATCTACTTTCAGGTACGTGAACTCGTCGTCATGCCAGATGGCCCGCACCAGAAACGGTGGCTTGCCAAACTCGGCCCGATATGTGAACCGCAGGTCCGTCGGGTAGTCCGACTTGAACGCCTGCACAGCCTGATCGCGCTGCTCTGCCGCGGTCTTCATCGCGGCTCGAGCACTGGCGAGCTCCGCTTCGACCGCTTCGACCTGTGCCACCGGGACGTACTTAACCTTCCCTGGCGCCGGTCCGTCAGATTGCACCGTCACCTTCAGATCAGGCGTAGCTGTCCCGCCTTCTTTCAGGAGGAACGAATACACCGAGCCGCGAGCGGTGATGAGATGCAGGTTGGTCGTCGCGCCTTCCTTCGACGGCTTCACCATCGCCATGTTTCTGGTGGCATCGACTGGCCAGAACTCTTTATCGCCGCAGACGACGTCCATGATGTCGTCACCTTCCGGCAGGACGATCATCGTGGAGTACCGCACCTTTGCGGTGATTGGCACGATCGACTTCGCCGCGCCGGCCGTGACCTCACGGACGCCATTCGACTGCGCCTCCGCAACGGCCCACACCGTCGCACTGAACACCAGCGCCGCCATCCATTCGCGTGTATGCATCGTCATACCTTCGCAGCGCTGCCATAGAGCCACGCCGCATACGGGTCCACATTCCAATCCAACACCTTCGTCAATCCAGGCCTGGACAACAGCACCTGTCCCTTCGGCCTGAGCGACGTCAACAGATCCAGCTTCGTCTCGTTGAGTCCGAACACCCGCGCATAGAGCGCACGATCAACATCAGGATTCGCCAGGAAGAACCGCGTCTGGCACGCATCCACGACCGTCTGCCGCAAGTCGTCATCTTCAAAGTTCTTGATTGAGAGCGTAGCCAGGACCATCGCCGCCTTCTGTTTCCGCCACATATTCAGCGAGTCATGGACGTAGCTACGGAAGGCCGGATGCTTGATAAACCGCCACGCCTCGTCCATCGCGCACAAGACACCCGTTCGCGCCCGTACACGAGCGTTGAGTCGATGCAGGAGGCAGAACAGCAACGGCTCCACGAGCTCAGGCCGTTCCTGCATGGCCTCAAACTCAAAGACCTGCATCTTCGAAATCGTCAGCGTGTCGGTACTGTTGTCGAACAGGTCCGCGTACCGGCTGTCGTCGTTCCCGTGGCACCACGGGTTGAGACGCCGCCGCAACTCGCCGTGAAGTTGTCCCTGCACCATCATCAGCCGTCGAGATGCCGGATTCGGCAGCAGGCATACATCCACAATGGCTTGTCTGAGCTGCGCATCTTCGTCTGAGGTCAAGGATCGGCCGTCGCGCTCGAGCAGCATCCGGCAGAAGGCCTGCAGGAAGAGTTGGTGATCCGGCGTAGGCTCGCCCGCGAACGGGTTGATCTTGACGGCCGATTGCAGACTCAACTCAACGTACGAGCCACCGAGTTCCTGCGCGAGCCGCCGATAGCTGTGACCAAGATCGATGATGACGGTATCAGGGCCACGCTGTTGCCAGTGCGTGACGATGCTATTAACAAGGAATGATTTTCCGCTGCCGGTCTGGCCTAAGACCAACGTGTGTCCCACGTCGTCCACCAACGGGTCATAGTGAAACGGCACCCGTGCCGCCGTCTCAAACGTCATGATCGCCTGTTCGCGCCGGCCGGTCTCAAGGTTGAACAAGAATGCGAGATCCGCGCAGTTCGTATCGAGCAACCAGAGCCGTCGCAGGTTGTACGCGCTATTCCCTGGCACGATCCCGATCCAGGCATTCAGCAGGTTCTTAGTCGCGTCTGTTTCTTCGTAGAACACGCCGTCATGTGTCGCCAGAATGGCTCGTGCCGACGAGGCGACATCATCCAAGCCAGCGGCGTCACGCCCGTGGAGCACCAGCGTCAAGGAGCACTCGCCCAGAAACCGGCCATTTACTTCGAGGTCGACCGATAACAGCCCGAGTTGCGCCTTCTTCGCTTCCTGGCTGTTATCCATCAACCGCGCCCATTCCTGATCGCTCACCGTACTCGTCAGCACGCGTTCGCGATTACTGTGTGCGAATCGCTCCCGCCACAAGATGTCGCGCTTCACGCTGGCCAACGGCATCCGGCGCCATTCCAGACAGGCAATGAACGCACACGGCAACCGATAGAGCGGCTCGAGATCGTGCGCTGACGTGGTCGTCGGTGCCTCCTTCATCGTGAGCACCTTGACGCGTTCTGGTCCGACGGCGAGATGGTCGGGACGCTCGACGGAACGGCGCTTGCCGGAGGCATCAACAATGACATCGATCGGCCAGCGCTCCACTGCGGCATCGGCCATAAAGTAATCCACGTACAGCCCATGCTTCAGGCGGATGTCGGGACCGTCGTAATTCACCAGAGAACGGAAGAACTGAAATGTGTCGGCATCGGACAGACGGACCGGCGCAAGCGTCTCCGCCAACTGCTTTTCCAGATGGCTGGCGGTCCGCTCGAGCATCGTCACCGCGGCCGTCAGGCCGACGTTCAGCGTCTTGCTCACCGTGGAGGCTGAGAGCTGCTGCCACCACGTCAACTGCGTCCCGGTGGGTTCGTACACGAGCGCCAAGAACCGTTGCAGGTCGTACTGAGCGCCAGCCGCGCTGTTCAGATACTCGGCACGAGTTGCCACGACTCGGTCCACCGCAGAACCAGCATCAGGCTTAACGTCGATTGGTTTGGCTGGCGTTTTACACAGGTAGTGATAGACCCGAAACCGTTCATCAAGGAGCCTAAGCGCCCCAGCGAACCGGCCCGCAGCAGTTGCCCGTTCATCCGCCGTCACGCCTTCGTAGTCCACGCCACCGCACCGGAACACCACGACGAGATGGCCATACTTCGTCAGCACCATCCCGCTGTGCCCAAGGAAGGCATACGGTGCGAGCAGTGCGCTGAGCGGCCCTGTGTTCATGCACGCCACCAAGCCGCGTCATAGCGATCGCGACCCGAGACGCCACCAAGCCGTTCCGGCCGCTGTGTCCAAAGAATCTCCAGCATCTGACGATCTCGTGCCTTCATCCAGCACATCAGGCCGTAGCCGATACCGGCGGCAATCAATGCGAGCGACACCCACTGCGTCAGGATGAACACGCTGAGCCAGAACCCACACGCGACCAGACAATCTGACAGCTCGATGTTGCTCCACAACATCTTCGGCGAGTGCAACACGCGGTACACCGGATGACGCGTCATACGTGCCAGAGCCACGCCATGATGGCGCGCACAAACAACGCGATCGTGACACCACCCACAGCGTTCCCGAATCCGCGCCAGCTTCCGCCCACCGCACCCTTCAGTGCGAATGCGACAATGATGACCACACACACGATGACGACTTCGATTCCAGTCATGAGCCGCTCGAGCGCCGACAGCGGCTGAATGAACGGCGATTGCGCCGACAGATGCGCCGCGAGACTGAGCGCCATTCCCGCCGCAATAAGAGATCGCTTCTGCATCCCCTTCCTCCATGTGAATCCTGGCGAATGAGTTGATGAACCCACCCGCCAGTGATCCGCCGCCGTGTTTACGTGTCCCAGTAAATGATTCGGTAAAGCGCAATCAAAAAGTCCATGTCGTCTCACCTCCTTCGCAGGACATCGAGTATGCCAAACCGTGACAGATATGTCAAGGACATTTTCGTCACAACTTGCACAGCCAAATGGCCAGAACAAAACCACAACAGATCGTGAATTTGACGCGGTTAGCGAATGCGGATGGGTTTCAGCACATGCGGCCAGATGTGCTCAATGGGCGTCTCGAGCACAGAGGCGATCGCAATGGCGATATCCAGGCGAGGAGTCACGCCACCGATGAGGCGGTAAAAATGGCGGTCTGAGACACGGATGCGCTTCGCCACATGGTGGTTCGGAATGCCCTTGGCGGCGAGCACGGATCGCAAGTGGTTATGCAACACAACCTTTACACCCGACACGTCCGGTGTCGGATCCACGGATCGATGCTTCAGACTACGCGGCGTCACCCGCGGCTATCCTAGCATGACAGAAGTGTCCCTCGCATTAGATTTCGCCACGAGCTGCGCCCGATCGCGCCGAACACGGTCCAATGTCTTTAACGTATCGTGATATTGATGGACGGCCAGCGAGACCATCTCCATCGCGATCTCGAGATCGTGCCGGAGTTGATCGCATTCCTCGACCAAGTCGGCAATGACGATATCTGCGGTGGTCATCGGCTGACCCTCCACGAATACGCGCAGATGCTGCACTCGATGTGTGCGCCACGCTCGTCCACGACGTACCAGAGATGCACGACACGGTCGAAGTTTTCCGCCATGCACTTCGGGCAGCAATACTCCGGCGCGGCTGGAACGATCTGATGCTGTTGTGGTGTCGGTGTGTTCATGCTGTCTTTGTGATGTGTCTGCATTGTCTGGCTCCTTCGCGTCCACAGGAGCCAGACCGCGACACATCAGACAGCATCTCGGCGGAACGATGTTCCGTCAGCGTGACAGAAGGCTCTTCCCTGGCGCGATGATGGATGATCGTGCAGCCGAACCAAGACACCCTTACAGCAGGACTAGCGCTTGATTTTGAGCTTGAGAAGCTGCCGGACGAGGGACGATACGGATCGGTCCTGCGCGAGCGCCTGCTGGATCAAGCGATCCGCTTCAGATTGCGGCAACCACACGGAGATCCGTTCTCCTGGCTGTTCGGCGGATTTCGACCCCGGTGGGCGCCCAGGCTTCTTCGTCAACCGGCTTCCCATTTATCAAGATAAATCTGACGGCCTTGCATCAAGAGACTCGGCCACTCCGTACTGCTCCTGAACGTCGAATGGCCGGAATGATCGACTACACAGCCGTCCCACGTCGCGAGACGGCATCCCGCCTCTCGAGCTCGCCGGCAAAAATCAAAGTCTTCGTAGCCGTACGCCGTGAAGCGCTCATCGAGAAGGCCAACACGGTCGATAACTGGCCGCGGGATGTACACGCACACGAAGGCAAGATGCTGCGGCTCAGGCCGGAACGTGTTCGTGGACTGCGCGAACTGCCGAGGGTTGCAGACCGTGCCCACGATGGCGGCAGAACAGACCGTGTCGCGCCGCTCCTGCATCGCTTCAGCCCAGCGAGAGAACCCGAAGGCAGTCGTCAAGATGGCATCATCGTTTAGCAGAATGACGTCTGCATCACCAGCCGCTGTAATTCCGAGGTTGACGTTGCGGGCAAAGACGAACGGCTTTAAACCGTCCACCCATGACCAGTCTGGCGGAATAAACCCCGCATCATTCGCCGGTTTGGCGCCGTCGTCCACCACGATGCCGGACATCAACGGATTCATAGCCAGAATCGAATACAGGCAGGGCATTAAATTACTGGCCAGCGCCGACGGGATCACAACCTTGACGTTCATGGTGTCTTCAATAATTCAGCACGTTGACGGTCGCGCGCTGACCGGCAATTACCAACTGTGAGCCCAAGCTTCTCGTAGACATAGGCCGTCTGGCTGTAGTCCGGCTTCAGCGTGTCGTCCACTTCAACCGTGATACGAACTGGACGCCCGTGAAAGTGCTTGAGCACATCCAGCAGGAACGGCATCCCATCATCGTCTTCGACGGTGAAGCGATCGCCCCACCCATCATTAACCACGTCGTAGACAAACCAGCCAGACAACACTGCTTTCTGCATTAGCGTTGCGCCTTCCACGCCGTGGCGTAAATGTCTGCTCCATCCATCGTGATTTGCGCTCGCCTAAACACCCGGAGCCATGACCGCAAGGCCGATTCCGACACGCCGAGATAGTGCTCGCCAGCCTGTAACGGCCCGCCATCAATCCCAGAATGCGTGAACCGCTTCGGATTGGCCGCGGTCAGGATCAACACGCCTCCAGGCTTCAGGATGCGATGCGCCCAGCGGCACATCCGGGTCGGTTCTGTGGCATGCTCCAGCACCTCACAGCAGACGACACAGGACACGGCCACCTTCCCGAACAGCTTCCGAGCCGTCTTGGCTGGGTCCAGTTCGCACACATCGCCCACCAGATCCACGCCTGGGCCGGAATACAGATCGATGCTGGCGTACGGGCCGATGCCTTTAAATAACGGCCTCACGGATCCGTTGATGTTCCGGCCACCGATCTCGAGCACCGCACCTGCGGGAATCGTGAGGCTGTTCACCACACCGCGTACGTAGTGCTTCGCGGCCTCGTGCATCAGCGGAACCCTTCGTACCGCCGGCTGCGCTTCCGTCCTAACGTGGCGTAGTTGTGGGAGACCAGCGCCCGCGCACGGTGCTCGATCTCGGTGGCGCTAAGATGAGGCGCCAAATCTCTCGCGGGCTGGCCTTCTGTAATCGGTACAGGTGGCTCCACGTCAGCAGGTTCTGTCGTCGGATGCATCCAGATCCGTTTCGGCTTTGGAGCCTCTCCCTGAACGTGCTCGCTCTCGTCCCATTCCCGCTGGGCCTGTTTCAGTTGTGCCCGGATCTGACCTGATTCTTGACGTTGTTGAGCCCGTAACCGCTTCTGTCGGCCCTCCTCTCGTTGCCGTGCGATCTCCGCGATCTGCTGCTGTTCTAGTCGGTCTGACTCTTGCTCAAACAGGATGGCAATACGCGCCATCTCTAAACGCAACGCAATGCGCCGCTCCACCCATTCAGGATCAGACGCGTGTAGACGTTCACGCTTCAGTGCATCCATCAGCACCGCATACTGATACCGTAAATCATGGAGAGTCATCGCCCCAGCACCAGCATCTGGAAGGCGGGTGGCGTGCCACCGGCCTGCCGATCCATCTGGTCAATCGCCATGACCAGCGCGACGACACCATCGATCCGTTCCGTTGATTCCGTTTTGGACGGCTTGATATTGCCCGCGGCGTCTTCCTCAACCGCGACGTTGCTGACATTCCACCGCAGAACGGGATGACCGTCGTGCCGCAAGGAGCGAGACAGAATCGCCTTCTCAAGCGATTTACTTGGTGCCGTCAAAGACGGAAACCCCTGGCGCATCTTGACGCAGACAAAGCCGTCCTGTTGCTCGAGCCGCGTCACAAGGTCTGTGGCGTTCCACGGGTCATACGCCAACGAGCGCACATCGAACTCATCGGACCAACCGTTCAGGACAGCTCGTACGGCTTCGTAATCCACCGTCTCGCCGGCCGTGGCGTCTAGGTAGCCGTCTCGGTGCCAGAGGTCATACGGCACGCGATCGCGCCGCGCCCGTTCCTGAATCGTGCCCTTCGGCACGAAGAACCGCGGCAGGACATCGAACCCACCGTCATCGTCCGGAAAGACCGCCACGAGTGCGGTCAAGTCCTTGGTCGTGCTCAGGTCCATCCCGACATAACACTTGCGCCCACGTAGGCTGGCACGGTCCACTCCTGTCCTGCAGGCGTCCCACGTCGGCATCGAGACCCAGCGGCTCGCCTGCTCCGTCCACTGATTCAGGTACAGCCGGCGAAACGTGTTTTCCTGGGCTGGGATTTCCTTGGCTCGCGCCGCTAAAATCTGCATATCCTGCAGACTGCGAAAGTCTCCAAGCGCTGGGTTGGCCTTCTTCCAGACCTTCTCATCGGTCCAGTCCGCCTCGACTGGTGCCTCAAAGATAATGGGAAGGAACGTCGGGTCTAGCGTGGGATTCTCAGCCACCTTCTTCGCGTGCGCGTAGAGCTCCCAGAGAATCGACCGCCGATCATACCCAGCCGTCGTAATGGCCATCATCAGCGGCTGCGCTCGAGCGCCCTGGCTGGTCGAGAGCACATCCCAGAGTTCCCTCGTGGGCGCCGCATGGAGCTCGTCGTAAATCACCACGGACGCATTAAAGCCGTGCTTAGAATAGGCCTCAGCCGAGATGGCCCGATAGAAGCTCCCAGACCGCCGATGCACCACCCGCTTCTGGGAGTCGATGATCTCGCACGTCGCTTCCAGTTCCGGATCGTTCCGAATCATCTGCGCCGCCACGTTGAACACCAGCGCGGCCTGATCCTTGTCTGCTGCTGCGCTGTATACTTCAGCTCCGATCTCGCCATCGAACAGCAAAAAGTAAATGGCCAGCGCCGCCGCCAGCTCAGACTTGCCGTTCTTCCTGGGCAGCATCAGGAGACAGGTCCGGTACTGCCGTAGCCCATCACGCCGCGTCTTGAACAACTGCTTGACGATCTTGACCTGCCACGGACGCAGGTCGAAGGACTGGCCGGCAAAGACACCCTTCGTATGAGTGAGGTTGTTGATCAGCCGAACCGCCCGATCCGCTTGTGATTCCTTCACTTCAGTAACGACCCTGCCCATTTACTGACGGGCTCTTGCCTGGGCGCTACAGATGCCGCGGCCACACGAGACCGAGCGCTGGGCGTGATCCCGAGTTCAGCCGCCGCTTTTAACATGAGGCTGAACACCTTGTTCGCCATCCCGAGCGCTGGATTCGGGATAGGGTAGCCACTGGGCGAGCGCACAATAAACGGGTGGTTCCTCGCCTCATGCTCCAGCGCCTTCCATTGCGCGAACTTCAGGCAGTAGCCCATCAACGTCCCGCGGTCCACGGCGGTGACCTGACCGCGAGAGATCAGCATCGGCGCCACCCTGTTCCATTCCGCTCGCGCCACGTCATCGGTCAGGTCGTCAGGGCATGCGTCCTCTAGCGGTTCGTGGATCGGTTCAGCCTCGTTGAGCGCACGCTTCCCAGGATTCCCCCGCAGCATCTTGAGAACTGTTGGCTGCGGTTTACGCCCTCTCATTGATCACGGACTCGCAGTCGCATCCCGTAATCGTTGACACCGGCCGGAATCTGAACTTGAGGTTTTAGCTTTAGTCGGTTGTACCGGAACGGCCGATAATCGACGTGGTGCTGCCACCGTCCCCACTTCCACGAAATACGAGCGACGTCCGGATGTCGATCGGCAAGCTCTTGCGCCATCTTTAATCGCCCGTCGCCTTGATAATGTGGCGTCATCCCTCCACTAATACTCATCGTCGTCATCTTGTCGATTAAAAAAGCATTAAAGACGAGCGTCACCCACCCATCTTTAAGGACTCGCAGACATAGATCTGTGTCGTCGTTATAAAACCCTTGATTACGAAATGGCGCTCCGTGGCGATCTTTAATATCAGTACGAATCAGCATATTAGAATAAACGCGTGTGTTAAATTCTAACGGAGGAATCTTCTGTTTCTGTTTCGCAAGCCATTGATAGTTACATCCTGCGATAGCGACATTGAGATAACGGTCTACGAAGTCTTCGATTGCGCATAGCATTGCCGCATCTTGGACGCGAATTTTCTTATTGTGATTTAGTCGATAAAACGTTCTGATATTGTCGTCGAACGTCCAGAACCGCACAGCGCCTTCACGTTCAGCCTGATCCCAAATCCAGTTACGTGTTGCAACTAAGCCACGGTGTGAAAATGGTAAAACGAGGAGACGCGAGGCGCCAGCAATCGGCGCGTACTGTTCCGCCTCTTGAGGTTCAACGACTGCACGGAAATCGACACCAATAGCATCAAGCGCGCGGATAGTCAAAGGTTTCTCAAACCGGCCTTTAGTCGGCACGAAGACTGGATATTTCAACTGCATTATTCGTCTGCCGCGCTCACGTACACCTGCGTCGATTTCCGTGCTGCCTCGGCTGGATACCAAACCGATCGTGTTTTTGGAGTAACGGTTTGATTAAGTAATCGTGAAAACGCGTCTACCGCGTCCTGATTTTTAAAATTTATAATGATCCGGCGGAACGGCATCTCGTTAGCCTGCGAGAACTCAGGCATACCCTTCCAGTGAGCGTCGGCCTCGTCCTTCTCATCGAAAAGCTTGGCTTCTTCGTTTTCGCTCCAGAACGGCTGCAGGTCGAGACCAACCTCACGATCCGCCGCAAGCTGTTCGAAGTCCCACTCCGCGAGCTCTGCCACACGGTTATCGAAGATCGCCAACGCCCGTTTCTGCTCTGCCGTAAGCCCTGTTCTCCTCACCGCCACCACCGTCTGACCGTCCACGTCTACTACCTGCACGTTAGTCAGACCTGCCTCTGCCGCAGCCTCAACCACCCCGTTACCGGCCAGGATCTCGCCGTGCTCGTCTATCACGATCGACCGAGCGGCACCAACCTTCTGCAGCGCGTCCACCAGCATCCCAATGTTCCGCGGGTTGTGCTTCCGCCGATTCTTCGGGTCGTGCTGTAAGTCCTTGATATGGCTGACGTTGGTACTCATACTCCCCTATCGCAATTCTGCGGAATGCTGCGCGAGACTAGCCAGCGCCCT